TAGGATGAGAGATACAACCGCAAAGCCTAACGAGACAGTCGAGACCTACTTCAAAAGACGTAATGCGGAAATGGACGAGGAAAGACGTCTCGCTGCACGAATCGAGGACTTAATACAATAACATAATCAAATTGAAATGAAAAATGAAAATAAGAGCACTGTATTTTAAGTTGCTATGCGTGATAGCAACGATGCGAAAAGATGCCGACAGACGTAAGAAGATCCGCAAGTTGAGGCGTATAATTCTCAATGACATCGTAACCGCCAAGATACGTGGGTTAGAATATCTGACGTATGAACTTCCGTATAATGAGATTCTATCAAAGAGCCAAGTTTTTGATAAGCGAAAACACGTGGCCGAATCCATAGCAAAGGACTATGGGTTCAGAATTAAAGAAAGCAACAGCAAGGTAGTGATTTATCTTTAGGTCTCGATTCAATTAAGGCGTGGATGAAGCGATAAAACTTCTTTCCACGCCTTTTTTTGTTATTTTCTAATCAACTCGTATCTGACCGAGGCCCCTCCGTACCACTCTTTTTTTATTCCGTCCTCGCTTCTGAACCGATAGCCGACTTCAGGGACAAGTCGCCACCTTCCGTTCTTGCTGAAAGATAAGTCGAGAGCTATCCCAGCGCTTGCGGTCAGCCCGGAGGGAGCGATGTTCGCCGAAAGGAAAGGATGTGCCTTCCACCTGTAATCGGTCTTTGCCACACGGGTTATGTATTTGGTCTCCTTGTACGATTGATGCCAGAGCATCTGGACACCATAACCCCTTACTGAACACCTGTACGTGCTGCCGTCCGTGAACTCTGATATGGACATTGGGACACGTATGTACAGAGTATCCTTTACAAGCACTACTGACGGCTTTCTTTCAAGGCTATCCCTGTACTCCGCCAATTTGGAGTTTGCCGTCCTTATCGCTTCTTCCAACTTTGATTTCGTTCCTATGCTCACAAGTTCATAACCATTGGGCACGGTTGCAACAGAAACGGGCTTTTCCACCGTTATCGTATCGTATTTGACTACTTGTTCGTCTTTCTGACTATCGTTGATTTTAGGCCCATATATGGCCTTTCCTATTACCAGCCCCAAAAGAAAGACCGATATGACGCAAACCGCGAGTATGGAAAGGAAAATTCTATTTTTCATAATTGAAACAAGTAAGTCGGTTAATCCAGCCGTTGAGGAACTTCTTCTGTTTCGGGTCGCCGTAAGCAAGATTCACGTAAAAATACCTTCTTGCAGCCTTTATTTTTGCGTGGAGCTCCTGTTGGTCGGCAGCATTTATAGCACTGATGCTCTTCGGTCCGATAAAACCGTCAGCCTCTACTCCGACAATGCGCTGAATCCTCTTCAGTATTGATACGCCAGAATTGACACACCAATCAGCTATTATTTCGGCAACGCTCTGATTGATAATCAAGTCAGCTTTGGCCTTATCCCAATAAAACGTTTTAAGTATATAACACCAGCGATTGTAATCCATAGACCTCAAATCCATTACGGTGCTTCCTGCGCCATAAACGCTTTGGTAGGTCTTGAGTGTCACACCGCTCATAGTCTGTCCACCTCGGTCACTTGTCGTATTGGTGAACTTGCCGTAACCCTCAAGTTTCTTGAGCAGCGGCGCATAATGATTAAAATCAGCCATCTTCGTTCTCCTTTTCTATTGTTTCAACTACTGCCTTGTTTTTATTACCGTACATCTTGAGAAGGATATTAATCGGGTAATAGTCGGCACCGAGCGATGCGTCTCCCTTGTGCCCGTCCTGCCATTGTCCTCCGAGACCTCTTTCGGGACGAACTATATTGCAGCCCTTGTGTAGGCACATAAACTGCTGCGCAATGACCTTGTCATTCGACTCTTCCCTAAGTCTGTCCGACAACTCTTCTATTTTCTTGTCTTTGGACGCTATGAAGGCATCTTTCTTGGACAGGCAATTAAGATACTTGTCTTCCTGCTCCTGTAATTGGTCGACAAGACGTCCCATTGCGTCCATTTTCGTTATTTCCGTGGAAGCCGTGGTGCTTGATACCTGCGCTTCCGCTTGAGACGCTTCCGCATCCTCTTTCCTTTTCCTCGCTTTCACGAAGAAGACCGATGTCAGACCGCCTCCCGTCAGAACACTGATTACAGCGGTTAGAATAGTTGTCAAATCCATAGCACTTATTTCATTATAGCATCTATCGCATCAATGAAAGACGGGGTGCATTTCTCGCTGAACGCTCTGATTATCTTGCACTCCTCCTCGTCATAGTCCAATTCACCGTCAGAGTTGAATATCTTGACTGCGAGAGCCTTACAGGCAAGCCCGTTACCCATATTGTAGATTATGTCCGCAAACCCTTTACGGCAGTCACTGATGACGCAATTAGTATGCGCCACGTCAGTAAATAACTCGATTCTTTTGAAGTTTATTTTCATATTTTACCAGTTGATATCCTCGTAACCTAATGACATAATCCCAGCGCCAAGCCCCGATGTTGTTGGTTTCAGTAGATTGCCTAAATACTTTATTTGTAATCCCACTCCTCCATTTAACTCAATTCTTGACCCATTACGGTAGTAATGAACCGATTGGTTACCGTTTGCATTGACGACCGTTATTTTTTGCGAGACGGCCATATTACTGAACACGTAATTATAATCAGCGCTTGTGATGAATATAATCGTATCAACCGCAAAACCGTCAGATTCAGAATCAATAGTGTATCTGCACGGAAGCCGATAATAATTAGGTGAAGCACTGACTGATGTAAGATAATATGTTGTGTATCTACTGTCATCAAGCCCGTATGGATAGATTTGCACATACGCTCCTTTTACTATTATCGACGCACGTTTGGCTGCTCCGAATGTACCTTTGCACCACAGATCTCTGGATATGAGTCTCACGGGTCTATCAATATTGGTCCCGTCCGAGGTCGCCTTCGTGCCACTCATATTAATATCACCATAATGAGTATTGATGTCGCCATAGAACGAGAAGAAACTGTCTGTACTGAATTCAATCTCTTTATTATTTGAAGCGTTAAAATGAATGTATCCAACAATTTTGTTGTTTGAATCACGGCAATCGAGTGATAAGAAAGTCCCCGTTACCGCATTGAGTTTCCCCGAGAATACGGAATCCCCGGATATGTTCATTTTCGTTCCGTACACTGTTCCGTCCATAGCCACTCTGAACGGTGCTTCAGCAGGCAAAGCCGCACCAGCCCAAATAGGATAAGTTCCGCCACCCATACCAGCAGCCACGGTCGTCCCGTCAGACTGCATCACGAGCAGTTGGTTGGTCTGAGCGAATCGGAGCAACGCATTCTGAGCCATAATGAGCGGTGTGTATATCGGTGCAAGCGTATTGAAAACCTGCCAATAGGTCGTATTGGTCACGGGTATTGACGATGAAGACGTATGTGAGAGCTTGCACTGATATGCAGTGAACGAGTTAACGCCCGTTGTGACTATTGCAATGTCGAGGTAACGCACTGCGTCTGTCAACGCATCATCATTGTGATATGCAACACCTTCCGCCCACTCTGAAGTGCGTACAATCATACCCTGTAAACCTTTGTCGCCTTTGTCTCCTTGCGCGCCCGTGTCACCCTTGATTAAAGTCCAATTGTATTTGGAAGGGTCCGTACTGTCGTCGATAAGAAAATCGGTGTATTGGCCAATATACAGTTTGCCTGCGCTGTCCGAGACGCTAAAGCCCGTCTGTCCGTCTGAGCTATTGGCATAAGCGATGTGCAGATACGATGTCTCTCCGTTCTGACCGTTGGTGCCAGCGATGCCCTGCGCACCATTATCACCCTTAATAAGTACCCACGTGTATTTTGTCTTATCCGTTGAATCGGCTTGCGTATAATCGACATAAGTCCCTATGTACTTACCGCCAGTCTCATTCATATCCGTCCCGTCAGAATTGTCGGAATACTTGACGTGGAAGTATGTCGTCTCCCCATTCGTTCCGTCTTTCCCGTCAACCCCGTCTATGGGCCTTTTGTGGATAGTGAAGCTCTTATTAACAACAAACCCTGTTCCGTCAGGTTTACCTATTAAAGTGAATACATTATCAACATTACCAATAATGTCAGTATCGCTGCCACTCGTCCTGGCCAATGACAAAGGAGTATTTACATGTGTGTGTTTTGAGTTCCATGTATCGTCCATAAAGTCACGGGCGTACCTTCTCATACTGAATGTATATTGGCCAGTCAAATCCTCAAGGCCCTTCATTACTTTCCATGAGACTGTAACCGATTCTCCGACAGAAAGGAAATCTCCAGCAGTCTCCACCTTGAGTTCAGTAGGTAAATCCTCGAATTGCTTGATTACTCCGCTCATATAGATGTTATTCAGATATGCAGAGTACCCAGTCATATTAAGCCCGAAAATAGACAGATTGCTCAAATCTCCGAACTGCGCTCCTATGTTGTTAGCAGTGTACTCCCAATCATTCACACCCTTCAAATAACGTTCGTATGTCAGTGTGGAATAACGTGAGGACTGTCTCGATGTGTCAGACGTATTGCCGTATGCCACGAAATTCATAGAGACACACGGATGCAACGTCCCAGTCCAATTAGTGGACACTGGGCGTAACGAGTATTTGAAAACCGAGTTCCGCACCGCTTCCACTATCTCGGTGACCTTGAAATAACAAGTGTAGAACCCTGCGAACTTGAAATTACCCTTGCCGTCATCCGCACTTGCCGATTCGTTATTCGTGGAGGTTGATTCATCATGGAATATTCCTTGGCAGAGGTCATTCACGGCTATCGTGCCTATCTCACCGTCCTCAAGATGGAGTGTGACGGTTCCCGTGGTCAGTATATTACCGTTAGCGTCATAATCCGCCACGACACTTTCAATCATACCTCCTCCCGATGCTCTCCACTGATTGCCAACATTGATGTCCGTTCTGTTATATCGCAATTCTGGGACCTCAAGAAAACGCCTCAATGAAAGGCTTTCAAGCTCACCATTTCCCGAAGCGTCAATGCTTCCGCCAAAGCCCGTGATGCCAGGTGCGAAATTACCGAACTTCGCACCTGCGAGGAACTTAATTAATCCCTTAACTATGTCGTCTTTCTTCTTAGATAAAAATTCTATTTCGGAACGAAGCGAAGACAACACATTCCCGTCAGAGAAAAGCGTTTGGCTGTCACTTCCGATTATGTCTACGCCCGATTCGGCAGATGAGCGGAGCGCCAATTCCACTTTGCCGTCAAGCTGCGCAAGAGCCGATGATGCGGATTCCACAAATGACGTCTTCTTCTTCTCCCTCAACGTCACCTTATATGTCGGTATCGGACCGTCATCCTCGGCAATCGAAAGGGTATCTATTAGGACGAGATCCGAATCACCCTCGATGATGTCGGAATCGGTTATGGCCATATACATACCTTCCTTCAGCACCACTGCTGACGTGGCTATGACTTTCGCGTCCACTTCGGGTTCATAATACGCAACACCCTTGCTGAGCTTCTCATACATAGCGAGACCAGCGTCATATAACCGCTGTGACGCTACTCCAATATAGAGTTCGGGCATCTCGATGTCGGTAATAACGAATTGGTCTCCTGCTTCTATCTGATAGGCAGAGTTGGGAAAAGAAAGCGAATTTCCCGAATCGGTGGCTCTCGCAAGAGACAGTAACCAATCATCCGTTGCCGACTGATATGTGCAGCTTTTTATCACGAATGTCCTGCTTCCGCACATACCGTTGACCATAACAATGCTCCCGTTGCCGTCAGTCGATGTGGTGGCCCTCTGCGATATATCGAACCCTATCTGCTTGATAGTCATATTAAAGGTACCGCCGAGTTTGTAGAACACACCGATTGTCATCTTGGTTTCAGCAATCGTCATTATACCGTTATTGCTTGTTCCTACAGCACTTATGCTGTCCTTATTTGGGTTGTCGGCATTAGGGTTCTTGTAATGAGGAGTGCACTTGATAGCGACCGTTATGTTAGACCCGACACTCCCGAAAAGCGATATGGTCGGTAACGTGAAAGAACACAAATCGCCAACCCTCGTTTTCGTTATCTCATAAGGTATCTCAAGTTCGTTCTTCTCAGATGCTGAATTGGTGATCCGAAGGACCAAATCAATCGAATTCAACTCGTCCTCAAACTGAATCGACCCTTTGATTCCGTCACTTACGGCCACTATAGTGCCGCCACTTGAAAGAGAAGCGCTCGCAAGCTGTGTAACGCTCTCGATATTAGACACAATAGTCTGATTGACGGAGAATGTGATGTCCTGCGTCTCGTTGAACTTGCTTCCTCCCTCGGACGCCTTGCCTGCGTCCTGCGGATTGACTACAGACTTGACAACATCCAGCCGTTCCGAATCGTCAGCGTATATGGCAGTACTTGGTATGTATGTCGTATCTCCTGCCTCAGTCTTAGCTGAGCGCAATATGCCTACCGTAAGATTCTTGATTGACGGATAGATGTCGTCATTATCGCTTCCGTCAAAGTACGCACGCTTAGGTATCAATCCATACTTGGCGACCTTTGCAGCGTCCTCAATGTATGCGAGTCTTGCGTCAGGCTTCTGCACCCCTGACGCATTCGCTGACGTTCCCCAATGCGATATTGGAATCATCAGGTTCTGTATGTCCACCGAATCCGCATTAAGTATGTCCTTTCCGTTATAATACCTGTGTATAAGATTAGTCGTATTCCCATATACGTACAGCCTTGTGGCGAAATCGTCCGAATTGGTATATGACTTCTTGATAGCCGTCAGCCCGTTACCCTTACCATAAAGAAATGCGGTCGTGGTGTTCGCTGCTGTACGCATATTAGGCGTGCCGATAGTAATCACGTCTATATTAGATACAGAATCGTATGTGTGTATCCAGCCTATCTCAGACCATAATGAATAAATCTGATTCAAAGCACCGAGACACGTGCCGTTGTCAAGACTGAAAGCCTTCGCCTCCGATAGCGTGGCTATCAATGACGCATCCGCACCGTCAGTAGAATCGAGAACGTGAATACGCCACTTGGACGGATAATAAGAATCCATACATTCCTGTAACCTGCTTGCTATCCCATACACATTCTCGAACGTGGACACTGACGAGGAGGTTGAGAAATGAACGTTATTGTCCTTAATAACCCAGTCATTAAAGAGCGCCATGTCGAGTTGCTTGGTGGCAGCGTGCAACTGAACGTTGGAGTATATGAATGATTCGCCAGTCGCATTCCTGCGTGCCTGCTTCTTCGGCTGAGGAATACTGTACAACTTATACCTTAATCCAGTACGAGAATAATCCACATAGTCGCCTATATGCCAATCAATAGGTACAGGCGAGGAAATCTCGCTGAACTCTATGTATGACACATTAAGATAACTGCCGTTGTATTTCGGTTTCCCAGCGTATCTGACAGTCAGCCCGTCAGAGGAATATATACTGAATTTTGCCATATCAAACCTCCGTAATAACGTTATTAGCTAATTTCATTAATGTAATAGGGTCGTTCACTTTAAAATCAATAGTGAACATATCCCTTGCCCAGCCGTCTCCCAACTTGAACCCTTCTTCAGTATACCCTGCGTATCTCACTTCCTTCCTTCCGAGACCCGATGCGGAATCGTAAATCTTGAATTCGCCGTTTTTTATCTTATTGAAGAAAGCCTGCATCTGAGTTCGTAATGATTCAATCGCTAAAACCTCTGTATCAACAGTTTTAATATAGAACTTAACGCTGAATTTAAATGATGAATAATACAGATTTGTGTTGTATTCGTCATCCCCGTTCTCGTCCTTCCAATCATTCACGTAAGTGTCTTTCGGAGACGGCAAGACAGGGTAAGGATTCGTTAATGCGACCATACCCCACTGCGCCGAGGTGTCAATCGCCTGCGCATCCGATTCCGTTTGAATGTAAAACGGTTTATAATCTTTTATGTCTGGCAAGTAAATCATATCTAAAGTTAATTAAAACCGATAATAAAATACAATTATTGTTTCATCTTATTACATATTGACGTTGAATGCAGGAGTGCCACTCTCGGTGGTTATTACGCTTTTCAGTTCCGAAAGTATGTTTCTCGTATCAACCGCAATGTTAGCCGTATGCGTCTCGATGCTTATAAGATACTCAGCAAGCGTAGGAACGGACGAGTAATAATCGACCAATAGTTTCAGATTTGACCTTATTTCCGCTATCTGCGTCTTGTTATACGATACATCCGAACGTATGGCGTTAATATAACTGGCAAGTAGGTCGGCAGTATCCTCAGTCACATTCTGTATGGAATTGGAGACGCTTGAATCGGAACTTGTTCCCGAAAACAAATCGTATCCTTTCTCGGCAAACTTCTTCTTGATACCATCCAAAGTCTTATTATACATATCAATTCCCGAGGAAATAGAATTATCGAACTCCTCTAGGTCATCAGTAATGTCGTTATCGTATTTATCGCTCTGCGGATCGAAAGATTGCAGCATCCTTTTCTCCAACTTATCGAACAAATCCCCGAACGCCGTTGAGAAAGCCATTTGCTGGAAAATTGATTCGAGCGTTGAGGTGATGTAATTATGGAAATCATCTATAGCCCCATATACATTTCCATTGGTGAAGGCGTTTTGAAGCGATGTGCTCAGTTGGTCACCAATATCACCGCTCAGGTCACTGATAGTCTCCTTGATCTGCTTCAACGCTTCGTTGGCGGTATCCTTTATCTCTTTCCAATTATCTATTAACTTCTTGGTCTTGTTGTCCATTTTGTCGTAATCGGCTAATATCTTATCGTTAAGTTCATAGCCGTCTTCAGTCAATTTGACAACATATTCGTATTTATTGACTAAATCGTCATACACTGCGACTTTCTTTTTGCCGAAAAGCACGTTCGATATACCTCCGACAACACCGCCTATCACTCCACCGACAAGTGCACCTACAGGACCTGCAAATGCGCCTATTGCAGCACCTGCTCCTGCGCCCAATCCCGTATCCTTCAGATAGCTCTTCATATTTATCTTGTTCGATGTTCCGACCTGCACTTTGCCGTTTTTCTCAAGCTCGGATGTCGCATCGCCCAATTCCACAAGCGCCGAAGTGTACTGCTTCATTCCGCTTATAGCCTTAGAATATGGGCTCTCAACTCCAAAGAGGTTCTGCTGCTCATAATCCAACTGTTGTAATTTCAACATAGTATAAGCCTGTTCGCAATCCCTTACGGTCTGATTCCACTGCCTCTGAATCTCTTTGTTCTTCTTTATTTGTCCGCCAATTGAACCTATCAAAGAAGAAATGTTGCTGATAGCCGTTCCAATAAGGGATATTTTGCCTTGATTGGATAGGGACCCGTCTGAATTCTTCATAGACATGGCGTCAGTGATGTCACCTACAGAGGACGCCATTGACCCGATAGCGGAGAAAATCCCGCTTGCCTCTCCACTTATTCCCTCAAGATTACTTGCAATAGTATTAGCGTTCTCACCAATAGACTTGGCGAATGAGCTTGTCTTCTTGAGCAACTCTACATCCGTGTCAGTTATCTTCTTGTTTATTATTTTCGTGATTGAATCGAGCAAATCCTTGAATGAAAGACCGACCTCCTTAGCCTTGTCCACGAGGCTCTGAGGAACAAGTTTGGAAAGTGCGTCCTCGTCCACAAGCGACTTAAGCGATTCAAGCATTGATGCGACCTGCGTGATGCTCTTATCGTCCATATTCGACAGGTCTACATTCATATCCGACAACCTTTCGGATACCCACGAGCGTGACAGGTCTGTAATTTTCTCCTGCGAGACAGCCCTGCTTGCTGCAATCTCCGCATCCTTTGCCTGCTTTATCGCTTCGAGACCAGCCGACAGATATTTGTCCCAACCCTCCTGCCCGTACTTCTCTTTGTACTCAAGTTCGGAGGCATAAAGGTTCTGAGTTCTTTTTTTTGCGTCATCCTCGCTCTTACGCTCAGTCTCTCCCTGCTTCTCAAGTATCTTGCTGATGTCGAGCTGTATACCCTTACCGCTGACGTCCTTCAGATGAATCGCAATGTCTCGCAACGTCTCGTCAAATTTGTCCATAGCCTCGGCGCTATCCTTGTACTGCTGCACAATAGACTTGCCGTTCGAGGAAGACAAAGAATCACCATAGCGCCGAGCGGAATCGGCGTCATATTTCTTTAACCTCTCAATCTGCGTGTTAATCTGGGCGTCAAAATTCAGGTCCGTCACCTCCTGCCCGAAAGTCTGAGAAAGGATTTTCTTCATAGTGTCGTCACCGACAAGAGGACGGAGGTCATCATACAGCCCTTTAATCTTTGTCAATGACGCAATGCGTGATTCGATAGCGTCCTGTTCGGGGCTCTTCGCTGAAGAAGAGGACGAAGTGACTACGGAAGCACGTAATTGCAGCGCTTTAGTGATTGCCTCTATGACGGTCTTCTCTTGCTTTAGACTGTTCAGAGTTTCAGCATCCGGAGCTATCCCGATTTGCCCCTTAATCTCATCATAACGCTGTTTTAGATTTCCGACATAATCAAAATAATTTGTGTCATTACCAACCCAAAGCCCACGTGAGCTTTCCTTTTTCATACCATTGGCGGTTATGGCGCTGTTCACCTTGCCTTGCCAACCGCCCATAGGCAAGTTGGCCCCTGCAATAGCGTCACGAATCTTGCCTGCCTTTACGGTATCTCCCAATGCCTGCCACATATCTGCGGTTTTGCTTAATTTCTTCTCGTCAAGATTATGGACTGCCTTATTGTAATCCTCCGCCGAAAGCCGTAAGTTGTTAAGTTTCAAGAGTTGGTCATCATACCATTTGTCAATTTCGCTCTCTTTCTTGAATTGGGTGTCGGACGAATATGACGGAGTGAAAAGGATGTCGAGCTTATTTCCGAGTTTCGATTGCTCTTCCTTCATATCCCTTGCCACCCTTGCCACTGTTGCTGCTGCGCTCTCCACAACTGCCGAGTAGTCATCATCCACGACTAATTTCTTTCCGAAGTATTGAAGATAAGCCTCATAAAGTTTGCCCGTTGATGAAGTGGATTTCAAAGCGCTTTGATTCTCTCCGAAGTACTTAGCGAATGCGCTTGACTGCTGGGCTGTTAAATTGTTTTTCGTTATTCTTCCGTTTGCGCCTATTGCAATAGTGAGTTTGTCAATTCCTGCCGCATACCTGTCACCGTACTTGTCCGTTATGGCCGACTGCCCTTTCTCAAGTGCACTAATCTTGGCCTTGTTGCGTATCGCCTCGGATGCCAAATCGGCAGACGTCTTAATCTCGTCAAGGGCGTTCTTCTCAGTCAGCAAATTCGGTAGATACTCCCCGTACTTGGCATTCAGTTCTCTGATTGCGTCACGGTAGTTCTGTGAACCGATAGTGGCGGATTTCAACTTGTTGGTCAAAGCATCAAACCCAGACAACAAAGCATTAGCCTCCTTAGCTCCAGACCTCTCAATCTCTTTGAGTTCACGATTCAGCTCAGTTGCGCTTTTCACTATCTGTGATATGCCGACCGCTACGGCCGTGATTACGCCGAGCATTCCTGCATAGAAAGCAGTTTTAGACGTCACGCCCAATATCCTCATCGCTTCGGCCGCCAGCCCTGCATTTCTCTGGATTCCCAATAAACTTTTCGCCACCTCTAAGAATGCCGCTGCTTTCTGTCTCACTGCGACCACGGCTAATACCGTTGCGTATGACCCGAATCCCGACGCCATAGTCACAACTATCCTACCGATATCGTCCAAATGCTTCATTATGCCTATGAGTAAGTCAACAGAGCCCTTGAGAACACCGCTGTTCGCCTCGCCCATTTTATTGACCATTATCTGATAATAGTCCTTGATTTTCATTATTTTCCCAGCGAGCGTTTCTGAAAGAACCTCCTGCATATTGTAGAACTTGCCTCCTTCGGAAGTCATATCCACGAAAGCCTGCTTTACCATATCAAAAGTGACCTGTCTTGCCGCTATCTTGTCGAAGACCTCACCGACCGATACGATTCTTCCTTCTACAGTGGAAAGTTGCTTCGCAAGTATGTCAAGAATAGGGATTCCGCTTTCAGTGAACTGCCTCACCTCCTGCCCCCGCAAGAACGCCGCACTTTTTACTTGTCCATAGGCTAAAACGATTCTATCCATTGATACTCCGAGACCTGCGGCTACATCAGCAAGCATATTAGTCGTTGAAAGAAGTTCGTCCGTGGGGATTGAATAGGCAGTCAGTTGCTTGGTGTATTGGGTCAGTTGCTGCAATGTATAAGGCGACTGGATTGCTGTCTGTTTCAGCTGATTGAAGATAACAGTAGCCTTGTCAGCGTCCTGTATAATCGCCTTGAGTGCGGTCTTCTGCATATCAAACTCACCCGTTATCCTGTAAAGCGAGGAAATGAAACTCCCGACACCTGCGACTGAGAAATAACCTGCTGCAAGTGTGGTCAGTTCACGCATAATGCTGTGCTGCGATACGAGTGTCTTATTCCCGTTTTCTTGCAGCCTGTTCAGCTTCGCCTGCTCCTGCGCCGTCTTCAACTTGGACTGCGCCACTTTCTCCTGATTCTCCGCAAGAACACGTGTCGCCGTGGAATTAGCCCGCACGTCTGCTACGCTGCCACCCGACACGTTCCCTAATTTTTTCTTTATGTCAAGAAGTGAAGACAACTTGACGTTCAGATTTTCAGCAGCCTTGATGTCCGCTTGAACTTGTTCGTTGAACTTCACATCATCCAGTATGACCTTGAAATTCAGATTATCTAATGTAGCCATAATTCATTTTGTTAATAATTGTCGGCCTTGCCCTCGAATACCTCTTTGGTCGAAAATCCTCTTCTTGCCTTCATCTTCCTTAACGATTCCTCGTTTAACCTTATAGACCTCTCATCCACTACTACCTTCTCGTCATCACCACCGTTTCCGCCCTTCTTGCTTTCGTATAGGGTATGTGGCAAGTCGCTTTGCATCATCTCTATCTGAGGTAAAGTAAGTTCGCATCTGTAACCCCAATTACGCTCTACTACTAATCCGAAGAGGAATCTCCGAGTAACTCCGTAAGTGGGGAACTCTTTGACGAAAGCCGATTCACGGCCGAAATCTGTTCTGCTTGGAATTGACTTGCTTCCTCCTTTGTCAGCCTCATCCAATCCGCTCTCATATCCACTGAGAATACCATATTTCTCCAATGTTCCATAAGCGGAAGTTTTTTTTTACCCGTTGCGATTATCGGCATCATCTGATCCTCGGTATATCCTAACACCTTGCCCCAAAAACGCCACATAATAGGGTAGAACAATCGAATCTTCCAGTAGTCGTTCAAGACGAAAAGAAGGGCTTCCTTGACGGAGAAATAAGGCTCCTCGCAAAGGTCTTTGAGCGCTTCCGAAGAGTTATCGGATGTCTTTAGGTCCCTGCTGAGCCATAGTTTTGTCAAACACTCAATAGTGTATGGCTTGATGCCTCTCATCTTGACCTTTCTTTTGGTGTTTGGGATTTCTACTATCGAGGGCACGTTGAATGCCACCTCTTGATACTCTTTCCTTGCCTGAATATTCGGTTGTTCCATATTATTAGAAATTAAAAAGGGTGGGGCGTATTGCTTCCCCACCCCCTGTGATTTAAGTATAGTGCTTATTAGGGTAATACTGTTGTTTTCCCAAGAATTGCCCAGTCGTCGCCACCCGGATTGGCCAATACGTAACCTAATAGCTTAATGTATGCAGGATTTTGATGATCGTCAATCGTTATTGGCGTTGCAATTAGCTTGACTCTTGCGAAGACAATAGCTGTCTCCTTATTTTCGCTTTGGACAAGAATGCTACTCTCAACAGTCTTTACCTCATTCACGCCCTTACCTATATAGGTTTCTTCTGCGGAAGCCTTTATTGGAGATGAGGCAATGATTTCAGTACCAATGTTGAAGAAATAAGCAATTAGATCAGGATCAACAGACGGGATATTGGCATTAATGATATAATCGCCCGGGGTAAATCCGAGTTCGATTTGTTCATTGTTCTGGTCAATATAAATAGGGTTAGTGTTCGGGTCGGAAGGCGCCAATTTGAAACTATCCCTAATAGTGAAAATCTCGTCAGCTTCGGTAAAGTCAAGACCAGCGAGAGCCACTCCGCCACTTGTATAAGGCAGAAGTTTGATGGATGCGTTACCTATATGAAGGTTATTCAGCATCGTTTTTGATAATGTTGGCATAATGTGTTAATTGTTAATTTTAATAATCGTTTTAATTTGTATCATCCTTGCGTGATAACCATAGTCATCAGCGACATCCGAAAGTAATGTAGGATTACCCTCGAAGACATACCTGTCATTGGTGTATGGAAGCACATCAACGAGCTTCTTGTACATCACAGACAACTTCTTACCGTTTTTCAGATTCGACACATCCTTAGCGAACAGGTCAATCGTGACCGTGCAGGAGCCATAAGCAGCTATATCCTGAACAGATCCGCTAACCTTGACCACAACGAAGTCATTATCGGTAATAGTTGCGGACTTCGGGCGGTTGTTGAACACCGTCTTTGAAATCCCCCACGTATCCCGGATTAAAGTCTTCATCGTTGATTCGATGTCCGATATGTCAAAATCATTCATTGTAACGGTTTGAAGTATTTATTGAACGAGGACTTTGTGTAATCCATAGTCCCGTTCAGTATGTCCCTTTCGTAATCGACTGCATAATAACCCACTGGACGCATCCCAGCCATAACTATCCCTATCCAACCACTCTGCGTTATGGTAGAAGCTAATCCGTTGAGCATCCCTTTCGCCTGCCCTTCATTAGTGGAAGAAGCCTTGACACCCATTGCCACCGATTGGCCGTTATGCATTAGAAGCCAACCGTAATTGTCTCCCATTGCAATATGGTTCTGATGATTCTCATCGTGGGACTCAAGCGCATACACAACTGCATTGGCCAATAACTTACAAAGACCGCCTCTTATGGCTTCATAATAACCATTACGAAGTTTGTCAAATGCCTTCTTTATAACATTGGAATTGTGTGATTCGTTCTGTCCCATACTAGTTCTTTATATCATCGAACCATATATTCGACCCGAGATTGAAAGTCTGCTTCTTTACCACTTTGCCCCTAAACGTCCTGTCATAGTCGGTGAGTTCGAGAATATCCCCGACCTCAAGAGGATTAAGGAACATCGGAGTAGCTATCTTGTAATCCGAAACTACCACGTCACCCGAAGTATGCGTGTTCTGACTTGCAGTGCGATAACCGAAACTGATATTTGTGACCTCCTCGGTAATGAATTTACCTTCGGCGTCCATTACAGGTTCTTCGTCTCTCATCAGCACCTTAGTCAAAACTACGGGCGTTTCTGACGGATCGCCGTTCTCATCGAGAATAGGATCGCCATTTGCGTCAATAGAATTACGCAACACCTTTAGGCTATATGGGAATCTTGGATTATACATTAGTATAGGTTTTTAAGAGTGACTCTTCCGGACGATGTAAGAGCGGAAGCCGTATCGTTCCATTTAGCGTAAATCTTCGATGCGGTCTCTTTCATAGAAGCCCTATCGACTACGTTCTTGTTCGACTTCTGATGCTGCCACCCTCCGTCTGAGACATACTCTCCCGTTGTGGATGATGAAGAACTGGCGGCATACATAAGCAAATCGGCATAGCAGAGTTCCCTCTGCCTTGTAGTTACTTCCGATACATAGGAGCCTTGAGCTACACCCCTGTCAAACAGGGCTGCATTTATTGACTCTTCCGTAAAATTGAAGTCAATCTTACCCCTTAGCCACGATTCTATTGTGTATGCCTCCATATTCTTGAATTTTAATGTTAGTTGTTCGGGTATAGGTAATGCAGATATTGCGGTACCTCGGGAACAGCGAGAGTGGTCATCTCCGAGTAGAAGCCCTGGCACTTCTTGACTGCGTCAGCCTCAACAGTGACAAGCAATCTTCCTCCATAGAACTCCGCCGTGGTAGCGTTTGCGCTCTGGAACTTGATTGGCATAGCGGTAAGGAACTCGCCTATCGTTCCGTCTGGAACAAAGACGATCACATCAGATTCAAACGCATTGACGTTCGTCTTGATAAGTGATTTTGTAGGCTTATCGTACTTCTCAACAGCGCATTTGCTGTCAATAGGCTTAATCATTATGCCGAGGATGTTCTCCAGCGCCGAACGTCTTGTGTCTTCCGACATCACTGCCACCGACTGAGAAGACACGGATGTCTCCAATGCTGGGAACAATGAAAGACCTATTGTGCTGAGGACTTTCGAGTGACGAAGAATTCTGCGGAGATATGAACTATTGATTTCCAAGTGACCCGGAACAGCCTTGTCGAGAATAGGGTCAAGCCAATCGGCGATTGACTTGATAGGGTCGGACGAGCTGCCCTCAGTCGCATAAGTACCTTTGTCAGTCCAGAAACGTGCGTTGCCAGAAAGAGAATCGCTGTTCGCATTTGGCACCCCTGCGCTGAAAGTGACTCCGACAAGTCCTTTCGGGTTATTGGAATCGGTAAGCGTCAGTTTCTTGTTAGAAACCATTTGATGCCTCTGATAAGTGAGGGAGTTTGTATGACCTGCTACGAGGTCGTCCATTGTCCCAAAAAGTTTACGCAATGCGGAATTTGTCGCCTTATCGCTATTACTTCCATACATTCGTTCGATAATGAGCTGCTTGCGCACTTTATCCTCATCGAAGTATATGACATCTTTCATCCTCGGGATCTTGCCCGTCAAGAGCGAGATACCCTCAGCGCCTCTCGGAACCGCTGGAGAATCAACGTCATAGTAGTTAGCCATTGCGGTGATGCCTATTTCCTTTTGCAGCTGCTCGTATGTGAAGTCGAGCTGCATATCCTGTGCGAACTTGAACCCGTCAATATTAAGCACATTGTACTTATTGGCGAATAGCGTGTTCACGAATGCCTGCAGTCTTGCTGTCGAATTATCGCCATTAAAAGCGTGCGAGAGCAAATCGTAATAATTACTGAATGAATCCATAGTGTTTCCTCCTTTTTATTCGTTATGTTGGTAAACGCCCGGAACGGCAGCAGCCATAGCGTCCTTCACCAATGAAGCAGGTGTGCGGTCTATGAGAATGCCGTCTGCGTGATAAAATACTGCAGCCCCGGATGCGCCTGCGCTCTCATCAGCGACGTCCATATCACCGATATAAATATCGTTATACAGATATGCGTTAGGCTCAATAATTTTAGTCGAACCGAATGTGAGTACAATGATGTCGTCTGCTACGACAGAAAGAGCGGTAGTGATGTCATAATACCCCTCAGTTGCGTTTTTAGCGACTGCCGTAATTGCGGCTGCTGCATCTTTCGAGCCTACCTTCTGAATGTGGTTCGCAGTTGACGGGATAATTCCGTAATTGCCCACATCGACTGTCACCACTCCAGATGCGACAGATATGACTTTCATAACGAGGAAAGGAGTAATGACCTTTCCCGTCAAATTGATTGGACAGCCTGCCTGATAGTAAGCGCCTTTCACGAGATAGCTACTCGCAAGATGACCCCCAACAGGTGCGGCACTCACTTTACCGATCCAAATAGGCGTGCCGAGTGAGCCATAGTCCTTTTTTGATACGCCGAAGGCGTTAAATGAACTTTTTCCCATTTTCTTAATTGTTAATTGGTTTCACTTTTTGGAATCAGACCTTCCGCCTCCATTGCAGCCTTGAAAGCATCGTCATCGCCTTTCTTATAGGGTGACGGATGCGATCCTTCAGCTGGGGGGACAGGCCCATTTCCATAGAACTTTTTGTACGTCGAATCATATTCGCTTTTGAATCTGGAGGTGGCTTCATCCTCGCTTTCACCTTCCTTGAGTGCTCCGTTAGTCAGCACTAAATCAAGAATGTTGTCGTTCTCCGAACCTTCCGATTTCAACTTCTCACGTATAGCCTTTACTCTAATCGCTGTTTCAGCCTTGCTGTCCCTTTCCTTGAGGCTCTCTTTTAGGGAGTTGATTTCCTTTTCGAGATTGGACAACTTTGAATCGTCAGTAATTTTCTGTTCGGACTGAGGCGTTACAACCTCCGGGTGGTCTTTCTTGTAGTCCTCAAGAGCTTTCTCGGCGTTGAGCTTTGCCGTTCTCAATCCGTCCGTGTCGCTCTGAATGGCTTTGATGATTGTCTTGACATCGTCCCTTTGAATTGCAGTTGCGATGTCCTCTTCATTCGAGACAAAAGTCCCGATGTACTCCGCCACCTTGCTCAATGAACTGTCACCCAACCCAAAATTGGCATACGTTGTTTTGAGTGCAGCTTTAATTGATTCTTTTAACATAGTTCTATTATTTTTTGGTTTGTACTGTTTGCCGCCCTGTGCATTCGCCCAGTTCAGTTCGTGACAAAAATATGATTAATAATAACAAATGATGAAATAATTATTTCAGATTATTTCAGAGTATCAATAACTTTGCTCAAACGATTTTATTATGGGCGCAAAGAAAAAGAATGAAGAGGTATATATCGACCCTGTATTCAGATACTTTGGAAGACGAGTATTCACGAACGAATACATAGAGAAGTTGAGGAAAGAGAACGTTGAAAGGAAGAAGGCAGGGAAAAGACTTTACAATCTTCTGCCACAGAAGGGTTTCCAAGAGAACGTGCTTCTCTCTGATGCCGACATCAAAATCATCGGCGGAAAGAGAGGAGGAGGAAAGACATTCATAGGCTTGTACGAGGCGCTTTCGTATGCCGATAATCCAGACGTTAATATGTACGGATTCCGTAAGTACGAGGATGACATCGCACGAGGTATATGGAAGTCCTCAAAACAGGTTTACCGTTATTTCGGAGACCCGTCTCCTTCATCATTCGAGTGGAAATTCTTCGGAGGAAACGGAGCCACAATGAAAATGGAGCACCTGCAAGACCCGAAGAAGGTAAGTGACCGTTTCCGTGGTGTGGAAATGGCGTACATCCTTATCGAGGAGTTGGCGGAACACACAAGGGATAATCTTGATACTCTTTTTGACTTGCTGGCGTCAAATAGAACCACAGCAGGTGTCAAGTCTAAATGCGTCTGCACCTGCAACCCTGTCGGTAGGAGCAATAAACTCCGTTATTTCATCGACTACTACATAGACCCGGAAACCGATACCGCTATCCCCGAAAGAGACGGTAAAGTAAGATATTTCTACCGTTTTGGGGAGGATGTTACCGAAATCGCGTGGGGGGATAGTCCCGAGGAGGTGTATAATAACATTAACGCCAAAGAGCGAATTAGCAAGATGGTTGAGGAGACGGGGCTCTCCTACGGTAATTTCATCACATCACTTGTTTTTATTTCTGGCGAGTACCAGGATAACGAGATTCTTCAGGTATCGGACCCTACGTATATGGGGCGTATTACCGCAAAGGGTTCGGATAGTACTATTAATGACGTTTTGGGTATATGGCGTGACGTGGATACCGGGACAGGAATGCTGACTGTTGATGATATGTGCGCTTTTTTCAATAATAGCGAGTGCACTGATGACGAGACTATGAGAGCGAGCGCTGATGTGGCACTCACAGGAGACTTCTTTACCATATTCGCATTCAAGGGTCATCATATTTGTGATATTGATGCGTGGCGTGGTGTCCCTACTAATGAGATAATATCATTCGTGAAGAATTTTCTTAAAAAGAACGGTATACGTGAGGAGAATTTCACTTATGACAGCAACGGATTGGGATTGTGGCTAAAAGACGAGTTCAAGACTTCAGTTGGATTCAACAACAAATCAGCTTCGTCCGATTCCAGACTTTGGAACAATCTAAAATCGGAATCAGCGGAGAAGTTCGTCAAGGCAATCAAAGCAGGGCAATTCTCAATATCAAGTCAAGTGCTTGAAAGGTCATTCACCGATTCGAAAAATAGGAAATTCAATGTAAAGGACAGGTTGATTGAGGAGAGAAAGGCTATTAAAAGGAAGGATACCGCTAATGGGCGTTTCGAGATAATATCCAAACCTCAAATGAAAATTGAAATTGGCCACTCGCCCGACTTTATTGAAGGTTTATTTATGATTATGCCATTATTCCAACACGGAAGAAAATGTGTTAGAATTGGCTTCAATAGAATTTGAAACAATATGAAAACATTATCAATTGCAAGTATGGCACCGGAACAGATCCTCCGCAAGGCTGCATTCAAACGTCTCATCCCTACCGCAAGACTAACGGAAGGCGGTTTGACAGGAATTATTGGTGACGGGAACTCCGAAGATAGGACACCGAATGACAGTATGAGATACGAGATTCTCACTCAGTCCGATTTTATGAGAGAGTATGACGTCAATTCTCATAAAATCAACTCGATCAAGTATTACGGGAATGTTTTATCAAGAGACGACGAAGGTAAGCTCTATCAGAAAATCAAATCGAGGGTGTCAATCGGATTTCAAGGCCGTATCCACACAAAGAGACTGACTGCGCTGATAGGTAACAACGTTAATCTTCGTCTCATCAGAAGCGGGACATCCGTCGGCTCGCAAGGCACGCTTGCAGCGTTCAGAGAGGGTTGGGAAGACAAGGACATCGAAATAGCGGTTCACGAGGCAGTGACCGCTGACGGGAAAACTGGCGATTGCGCAATTTGTTTTTATCTTTCGGACAAGAAGGTTGGCTGGCGTTCTATGTCGTTCGAGAAAGGAGACTTTTTATATCCTCACAATGACCCATTGACTGGAGAACTAACGCTTTTCGGCAGACTTTACGCACAGGACGGAGATGGCGGCAATACGGTCGAGTATCTTGACGTGTGGGACAAAGATTATTATATGCGCTATAGACGTGATAACATAGCAGGGAGCGAAGGGAAGTGGGTAATCGATATTGAACCGTCAAGACACGGATTCGATATTTGCCCAATAGCATATCACCGTTATGGCGGTCCTTTTTGGGCTCCTTCAGAGAATCTAATAGAGAACTACGAGCTTGCGATGTCACAGTTCTGCGAGAACAATGCAGCCTATGCATTGAGAATCCTCTATACCCTCGGCGAGACAATGGAAGTCAAGAGCAATCTTGACGGGACGCCTAACCGTGTGGACTCTCCTGATGCCAATGCAAAGATAGGTTTCCTAGAGCCAGCCGATTCCTCAAAATCGTTCGAGACGCAACTGAATAAACTCGAAACTAACATTATGCGCTCATCATTCGCCGTGGAGACGCCTGAGATCAAATCAGGATCAGACCTCTCTTCGCTCACCGTCAAAATGATGTTCGCTGATTCTTATCTGAAAGCATTGCAAGACGCACAGGATTATCAGAAGTTCCTTAACCGTGTTACATACCTGTTCAAATTCGGCTATGGTCTTGAGATAGGAAGATTATCTGATTACAAGTCGTTCAAAGTCAAAGCAGAATTGCTTCCGTTCATCTTTATGTCAGAGACCGAGGTAATCAATTCTATTGTGCAACTTGTCGGAGTGGGTGCCCTGTCGAAGAAATCGGCCACCGAGATAGCATATAACTCGGGATACGGCACGGCTGACGAATGGGACCGTCTCATCAGCGAAGCGCACGATGAGCTAGTCGGAAACAGCGTTACCAAAACAGCTCAAGACATCAACGTCATTTCAAACGCACGTAACGTATGAGCAGTATAATAAACGAGATGTCTAAAGCCGATGCGGACGTAAGGCGAGCGCTTAGACCGAAAATAAAAGAGATAATTCGTCTTGCGGAGAAATACCGTTATTTAGGAGGTAAATTCGTCTTTGACGTTGACTTGACTTTTGACGCAAATGTTAATAAGGTGCTTGTCGAGCTTTCTGATAAAATCGAAGAAATAGTCGAAGAACGCGTTGAAAATGCAATAATGTATTCTGGTTCGGAAAAAGACAGAGATGCGATTGTGGCCTACGTAAATAGGCAAAGCGGAGGTCTTACGCCAATAGAGCGAATTGACCGTCAGACGTCAAGACTGAAATACACTATAGAAGGCTGGCTTGCGATTGGATTCTCAGAGAAAATAACCGGGTCTACGCTGCTTGATGAAATAATGCTTTATTTAGATGCCCCGGAAAACTCTAAATTATGGCGAAAGGCTTTCCTTTCGGGGAAGTTCAGTGCAAGCATACTCAACGAAGGGGACCTTAATGCTGGTAAGGGTGTCCAGAAATCAATAGCCAACAGTGTTACGCTCATTGAGCAGACTGTAATAAACGAGGCTTTTCAATATGGACGGATACTTGGTATAAAAAAGAGCGGGGCAATTGGTTATGGAGTAAAAAGAAACTCCACTTTTAATTGCCCGCTCTGCGATGACGTATGCTCCGTGGTGCACCCGTTCACTGAGATAGTCGTGCCTGTGCATCCGAGATGCGTTTGCACCGTCTTCCCGGTGTTCGAGAATGACTAATCACCTGACTTGGCCTCTTTATTCTCGTCAATTGGAATTTTAGATTTTATTTCGTCAGTAAAATCGTTTAACTCTTTTTCCTCCTTGAGAATTGAATCGTCCTCGGCCTTATCTATGTCGCTCTTCACTCCGTACATCTCTTTGTGACGCTCCACACAAGAATTGCAGGATTTGATTACTTCGTCATAGAATTGCATATCCGGAATAACCCCGAGTATATTGAACATAACCGTACAGTAATTCAATTTTGTCCCTTCTGCGCTCTCTTTGAGCAGAGCTTCGAGAAATTGCCCCTTCACAATTTTTCGGCTGATTCTATGGGACACAATGCCATTTATGTCCTGTATCTTTATGAAATTATCCTCCTCGGTGAACACGAAGTTACCGACCCTCCTGTCATTCTTAGACAGTTTTAATTTTCCGTTTTTTATTTTCATATATCAGTGTGTTTGTATAGATAATATCTTACTTCGCTTCCTCTATCGTGCCGCACTTTCAGCATATTCAATTCTTTCGTGATGAAAGCCTTGCTGTACTTTCCGCCCATACCTTCGTATATGCTTGATGCGGTCACCTTATCAAAGAGCTGGCCAGTGTATGCAGGGCTGATTCCGTAACCGATACTTTCGATATAATTCAGCGTTGGATTCTGTTCGCATCTAATCTTGTTCTTCATTATCTCGACTGCGTTATCTATCTTTCTGCATTCTGTAAACTTACCACTCGATTTTTCAAGTCTCCTTTTCCCCTGCATCACCCATAGGAAGATACCGCCTAACTCTTCTTTGCATATCTTGGACGCAAGTTCCTTATCCTGTTTCAGAGGTGGTATAGTGATGTCAAAGGTGAAAGGCATCAGCCTTCTGAAGAAAGCGTCCGTCTCGTCCTTGAACCTCGGCATCTCGTTGAAAGCGAACATCAGCGGAGGGCACTTGATTACCACATTGCCTTGATAGAGTTGCCAGCCTTGTATGTCTTGTGATGACGACAACGCCTTCAGACCACTGTCAAAAGCTGAACTGCGCTTGATGTCGGGCGAGAAGTTTAGCTTCTTTCCTTGTACGCTGACCACCTGTTTGCTATCTAACAGTTGGTCGGGAGAAAGGAAACTGACCCATTTGATTCCTATAACGTTCTTCATAACGTCAAAAATGACGCTCTTACCGTTAGCTCCTTTTCCGATGAGCAAAGCCATTTTCTCAATAGAACACTTGCTTCTGTCAACGTAGCACATACCGAAAAACTCCTGCAAGCAGGATTGCTCATCCTCGTCAGGCATCACTTCAGAAAGGAATTTTTCCCACATAGGACACCTGTCAGTCTTGGCGAGTGCATAAGGCAGATTATAATTGCAGATTATGTCGCTACTGAAAGAGTGGATTCTTCCTGTCGATATATCATATACGGCATTTGCGAAACAAGCCTTGTCGGTATCGGAATGATATGACCTCTCCCAAATGACGGAATATGGCATCTCGCCTATCTTTCTCGCATCGGAAGCCCCCACACCCAAATCTGGGAGTATATTGCTAATTATTATCTGCAACGCCTTTAACTGCACGGGAGAATAGACGATGCCATTAAAAAATGATAACTCTCCGTCAATGTAACACAAACTGCTCTTTGATAATACGTTACGTATCATCAATGTATAACTGTCTATGCGCTCTGAAGCTGAACGCATAGCCTTTATTTTCTTCACTTCTCCCTCGCAAGAGCGGAACTTTAACTTCAGTTCCTCTTTGAGTGTGTTACTTTCCAGCATATCTACACTATCAGCCCGACAATCATAGTTATCAAAGCAATCACCGCTCCTGCCGCTTCTGCTGTAATCTGCTTAACTCCTATCTTGCTCCCTACGCAAGTCGCATAAACCGCCTCCGCAAGACCAATTAAC